AAGTTCGACGGCGCCACGTTCCGAAACGTCTCCTCGGCCGAGCTTGAATACGTGCAAGGCGTCATCCGCGAATTCACCGAGATGACGATCTGGCGCAATACCTACGCCGGCCAACTCGAAGAATCCGCGCGCCTGATCTGGCCGGAATACTCGAACACGTTCTACTACGGTTCGTTCAATTGGCCGGGCATGAAGCGTACACAGTTGCAGGTCGATGCTTCGGGCATGTTGGCACTGCATCGCTTTGCCGCCATCGTCGACTCGCTCCTCACGCCGGCAAATTCACAATGGCATGGCCTTGAGGCCGACAACGATTATGTCATGAACGACCGTGACACGCGGCTTTATTTCGACGCTGTGACGCGCCTTCTGTTCAAGATGCGGCGCAATCCGCACGCCAATTTCCGTGGCGAGAATAACGGCCGCTGGCGATCGGTCGGCGCCTTCGGCAATTCGGCAATGTTGGTTGATGCGCTCGACACGCGCTATGGCGGCCCGAAGGGCCTGCGATATCGCGCCTGTCCGTTCGGCGAGACGTTTTTTGCCGACAATCACCAGGGCGTGGTCAATCGACTGACCCGGTGGCTGCGGCTCAACGCGCATCAAGCGGTGCAGAAGTGGGGCGACAAGATGCTGCCGCCGCAACTGCAGGGCGCCTACAAGAGCGGCAGCCAGTGGCCGTTCAATTTCCTGCACTGTGTGCGGCCGCGCAAGGATTACGACAAGACACGTCTCGACGCGCGCGGGCTACCCTTCGAGTCGATCTATGTGTCGATCGAGGGCGCCTGCCTGATGCAGGAACCAGGCGGCTATCGCACGTTCCCCTATGCGGTCAGTCGCTACGATCTGGCGCCGCGCGAGGTGTACGGCCGCGGACCGGCGCAGATGGTGCTGCCGGCGCTCAAGACCTTGAATGCGCAGAAATCCGTGTTCCTGAAACAGGGCCACCGCGCCGCCGATCCGATCCTGCTCACTGCGGACGACGGCATCATCGGCATGGATCTTCACCCCGGCGCCATCAACCCCGGCGGCGTGACGGCTGACGGCAAGGAGCTCGTCAAGGTTCTGCAGACCGGCAACATCCAGATCGCCAAGGAGATGATGGCCGAGGAGCGCGGCATCATTGACGATATGTTCCTGGTCACGCTCTACAAGGTCTTGTCCGAACATCCGAGCATGACCGCCACGCAGGTCATCGAGCTCGTCAACGAAAAGGGCATCCTGGTCGCGCCGACCCTCGGCCAGCAGGAAACGCCGCTGTCGTTCCAGATCGAGCGCGAGATCGACGTGCTGCATGCGCTCAATATGCTGCCGCAGATGCCGGATCGCTTGAAAGAGGCGAAAGGCGAATACAACGTCGTTTATACCTCCCCGCTCGCGCTTTCGCAGCGCGCCAACGCTGCTGCCGGCTTCATGCGCGTGGTCGAGACGTCCAAGGAGATCGTCAACATCACGCAAGACCCGAGCTATCTCGATTGGGCTAATTTCGACGTCGCGCTGCCGCAGATCGCGCGCGACCAGGCCGTGGTCGAGAGCTGGATCAACGACGATCGCACCGTGGTCAAGAAGCGACAGGATCGCGCCAAGCAAAAGGCGCAAGAGATGCAAATCCAGGCGCTGCCGAACCAGGCCGCGATGATTTCCGCGCAGGCCAAGATGGCTAAGGCGCAGCCCGGTGTGATGCCGCAACAGGGTGGCCTCGGCGGCCCGCAGCAGGGCCCGGCATGACCCCCGAACAGATCGCGGCGCAGAACGATGAATTGCTGCGCGCCTATAACAGGACGTTTGGTTCACCGTCGAGCAAAGCGGTCATGGCCGATCTCGCCGCATTCTGCCGCGCCAGCGAGACAACCATTGTGCGCGGTGATCAGCAGGCGAGCGATGTGCTGGCCGGCCGCCGCGAAGTGTTCCTGCGCATCCAGGTGATGTCGCAGCTCACCGAAGAAGAAATCCTCCAATTGCGCATGGAACGCATCAGGTCCACGCCGCAACCCACCGACTGATGCAGCTCGCCGGGCGATGCCCGATACCGAGAGGAAATGACCATGGTTCTCTGGATTAAAAATCACGCAATCAATCTCTTACGGGCGCCGGAAGGCGGCGCAGGTGCCGGCGATGGTGGTGCGGCTGCGGCGGCAGCAGCCGCCGCCGCTGCGGCCGGGGCAAAGCCTTGGTATGAGGGCAAAGCCGACGCCGAAACCATCGGCCATTGGGACAACAAGGGCTGGAAGAAGGAAGACGCCGCCGAGATCGCGATCCAAGCGACCAAGGCCGCGCGCGAGCTGCAGAAGCATTTCGGCGTGCCGGAAACGCAATTGCTCAAACTGCCGGCGACCATGACTGATTCGGCCGCGATGAAGCCGATCTATGAACGCCTTGGCGTGCCCAAGGAGGCCAAGGATTACGACCTTGCTGCGGTGAAATATGCTGACGGCACCGACCTCGAAGAGGGATTTGTCACCACCATGCGCGCGGCGCTGCATGAGGCGAACGTCCTCAAAGATGCGGCGCCAACCGTCGTTAAGGCGGTGATCAAATATCTCGGCGAGGCTGATGCTGCCGAAACCACCGCGGCCGCCGTGCGCAAGGTGACACAGGTCGCCGAACTCAAGAAAAATTGGGGCAATAACGAGAAGATCAACGAGGCGATGGCGCTGCAGGGCGCGAACCGTCTCGGCATCAGCCAGGACGAATATAACAAGATCGCCGAAGTGCTCGGCTTCCACCGTGCGCCGGAGATTTTTCGCAAGATCGGTGCCGGAACGTCCGAAGATACCTTTGTCGAAGGCGGCGGCGGTAGCGGCCAGAATACGACGACGCAGAACGGCGCCAAGGCTCGGCTCGCCGAGCTGCAGGCCGACCCGCAATGGTCCGCAGCGCTGGTTTCAAAGACCGCAGGTACCAAGGAAAAGGCTGAGTTCAAGAACTTGATGGCCTTGATCCACGGAGAAGCCGCATGAGTGATCCGGCCGAAAATACCACGCCGCCGCCGCCGGATAAGCCCGTTCCGCGCCGCCGCAAACACAAGCGCCGGCGCCATGTCGCAACCGGTGAGAAAGTCGTTCCGCTTAAAGTGCCGGCGGAGTTTGCCGGCATGACTGAACTGGAATGCCCGGCCGAGTGCAATATTGATCGTTGCTGCATCAGCGGCATGAACGTCTGCACGCATCCTTTCAAGGGTGGCCTGCAGCCGGCACTCGCTGGCAATGCCGACGTCATGCGGCGCTACGATCGCGCTCGCAAGGTTCTCGCCCATCGCAAGATCGATCTCACGGGGGGCGGCTGATGCCGAGCGTTTCACAAGCGCAGGCCGGTTTCATGGCGATGAGCAAGACTGCGGCCGGCCGGCGCAAACTTCGCGAGCACGGCAAGAAGCCAGCGCCGGTCAGCGTAGCCGAGGACTATCAGAAGGCCGACAAAGGCCGAAAAATTGGCCAATTGGCTAAGCACGTCAAAAAGAAAACATGACCTATCGTGACCCTGTGCGTTGCGACGGATTCTTGGTCGCGGCATATCCGCCAACCATGACGACCTGAGAGTTAGCTGGGCCCCTGCAAAGGAAACGCTCGGCTTCAGGGTGACGGCCCCCGGAAGGGACACGCCGAATGTTTTTGGCCCCCGTGAGAGCGGACACGGCCGCGAGACGTTCGCGCACATCCTTTCAACGGGCAGGGCCATGTCTGAGAATCTTCCTAAGCTCTACGTCGAAACCTTTTCGACCGTGCTGATGCTCAAGCTGCAGCAGACGCAATCGATGCTGCGCGGCACCGTCATGGAAGGCCAGCACGTCGGTAAGCAGGCTTCGCCGGTCGACTATATCGGCGATGTGCAGATGAAAGCGCCAGCGGGTCGCTTCTCGCCCAATCAGCCGCAGAACACCGATTTCCAACGTCGCTGGGTCACTCCAGTCGACAAGGAAGCTTATCAACTCATCGACACCTTCGATAAGCTCAAGCTTCTGCAAGATCCGACCAGCCGATATTCCGATGTGGCCGCTGCCGCCGTCGCCCGCGAATGGGACGATCGCATCATCGCCTCGGCCTTCGCCGTCGCGACGATCGGCGACACGACCGGCGTTGGCACCACGACCGAAAACTTCTCGACCAGCAATTGGCAGATCGCCTCGAACTTCAAAGCTAGCGCGGCCGCCGGTCTGACGGTCGCCAAGATGATCGAAGCCAAGCGCATCATGCGCAAGGCGCAGGTGCAAGTCGATACCGAAGAGCGCACCTGGATTACGAACAGCCAGGGCGAAAGCGACCTACTCAATCAGGTGCAGGTCGTGTCAACCGAATTCTCCGACAAGCCGACGCTACAGGAGGGCAAGGTCAGCCGCTTCCTCGGCTGGAACATCCGCTACTCGGAACGTCTGACCTCGACCAGCAACGTGCGCCAGAACATGGCCTACGTGAA